TCTGATGCGACTTTCGATCAGCAGGGCTCCCTCGAACGCTTTGTTCGACGGGGTTCGACTACTTATTTCTGTTATGATCTAAGTAGTGCCACGGATATGATTCCGACATTAGTCTACCGGAGCATTCTCTCTCCCGTTATCGGGTTAGAGATGGCCAACCTTTGGTTGTCTATTTTGGTAGATCGTAACTTCAGATTCAATGTATCTAAGAGAAATGCGTTTGAAGGGTCTAATTGTGTCCGGTATACCCGGGGCCAACCTATGGGTGCTCTTTCTTCTTGGGCTTCGCTCGCTCTGGGCCATCATTATTTGGTATTCGTAGCTGCGATGTCTACCGGGAATTTCACCCATAATGAATGAGATATCTTTACCAAGTACTTAGTGCTCGGTGATGATATTGTCATTTCGGATCCATCTATTGCAGAAGAATACCTGAAATTGCTCAATCGACTCGGGATTCCAGTTGGACTACCAAAATCTTTTGTGTCGAGGAAAGGTTTCCTCAACTTTGCAAATCAATCCTATTTAGGATTGGATAACGTTTCTCCTTATAGTTTCAAAGAAGAAATCGCTATTACGTCGAGTAGCGCCCGTAGAGAAGGAGTCCTACGACAACTTCTTAGAGGATGGTTTGGATCTACAGAGGCTGACCAATTTAACCCTTGGTCGCATTTGGAAAATTCTACCGTTCTTCGAAATCTTATTCCTAAGATTCTCCGAGCGTCTCTGAACCCATTCCAATGGGGCTCAGAGTTACCTTACCTACTGGCTGGACGGTTGTCCAGACCAGCACTTAAGGCTTTACTTACCTTACTAAGTCCATCTCTGGCGTGGTTTAACCAAGCAGAGGGTTTCTTTAATGTGGCTGCATTTGAGCTCTGACTTTATGTCATCCAATCTATTCGAAAGGATAGCACAGGTCTCGGTCTCCTTGCAAATATTAGAAATAGTAACAATCCTCTTAAGTTGGATCCAGAGGCCCTATGGGTAACTCTGGATAAACTTATCGATCTCGTTAGAGCCGAGCTTATTACCTTTAGTGATAATATGCAGAAGGTTATTACCCTCAAACCTTCTAAAGGTTGAGGTAAAGAGTTAGGCTTAGGACCACATACTATTGCAGAGTTATTAACTCCGGCTACTAGTACATGGTCCGAGGCCTTGATACCGGAAACTCGAAAGGCTTTAATTAAATACGCCGATCGAGGTGTCGATACGGTGGAGTTATTAGGGTCGGTCATGTTTCCAATGGCTCAGAATTGGAATACCCAGATGATGAAAGTCATCGATCAATGGCAATCTTCTCCTGCACTCAGTCATTATCCAGAGGATACGGCTGAGGGGAATATGCTTTCCAGCATTCAACATTTGATCACAGTCCTCTACTCTATCCCGGCACCCCTGAATTGGGATGACCTAATGGAGAATGACCATCAGATGGATGGATCTGCTCCTAACCCACGTGTGGTTAGTCTAGAGCGAGAGGGCGCCTTGATCCGGCTCTTGTGCCGTGAACTGTATCGTCCAACAGTTGGAAAACAAGATGGGAGTCTTCCTCCCATTATCCTAATTACTCGACGCTAGATTCGTCTAGGATAGGCTTGCCTATAAGTATAAGGATTCGATTGCTTCAATCTCTTCCCTTCTACCACTACCCCCGCTTCCTGACCGAGCCGAAGCCCAGAATGGTCAGCAGT